TGGCGTTGTGGAAGAGTTCAGAGAACACTGGCAAAGATTGACCGAATGCAATGGAATTCGCTATGCGATTGGTCAGATAGAAGTTGATTCCAAAGGCTTCTATCACATTCAGGCATACACTGAATGGGAGGTATCTCTCCGGATTGGAGAGGTAGCGAAACGCTGGTCCGGACATTACGAACAACGGAATGGAACCAGGGACCAGGCTAGAGACTATTGTCGAAAGAAGGACACTCGAATAGAGGAACTCCCCACCATTGGGGAGTGGCGTGATGATCCTCACGAAAATCATCGTGAGTCTTTGAGGATTAGAGCTCTACGAGCGATAACCGTGGATGGCCTGAGCCCATTGGCGATTGCCATGGAATTACCCGAGGTTTACTTTGTTCACCACGCAGGGATAACGGCCCTGTGTGATAAACTCGGGATCTTCGATACTTCTCGTGAAGTTGAAGTGCTGAAGGCGACGCAGAGGAGCCATGAAGACCGCAGTGCGGCAGTTGACATTCTTGATAGAGAATGAGAATGAAGGCTATATCGATATTGCGGAATGTTTGTCGATCGTCAATCGTCAAGCATTCCGTCAGGGATATGTTTACCTCGTAGAGTCGTTCACCTGGCAGTGCAACACGCCAGGTTCCTGCACGATCATATCCTTACCGACGTCGTGGACGGTGTATCAATCTTGGAAGAAGTCCAAAAGACTCTGGGACAAGATGAACAGGCTAGGTGCCTCTGGCATCGCCTATCCGGCATACCATGATTACAAGGTGTTCATGGATGCTGCCCATTACCAATCTAGGACTGGGGTAAATTCGAACAGGCTCCCCGTTGACGGGGCGAAGAATTTGTTCTCGAACGTAGGAAGAGAATGGAGATATTCTCAGTTTGTGCATCCGAAGGATGACGCTGCAGTTGCTGCGCCTGAGAATGCTTGCCATATGTTGGGAGCGGATGATGCGACCAACAATGCTAGTATAGGAACTGAAGGATCGTGGGCGATCATTCAGGCATACGGGGCTACTCGAGTCACTGTGGGACTCGAAGAGCCGCAGCTGCCAGGGGACGCCTCTGGGAACTGGCAGACCGACTTATTCGATGCTGGTGAGACCTCAGAAGACATCGTGAATCATTTGGAATACTTCAATGATCAACCGCCCTACGCGCATGCTCTGGATGCGACTTCAGGGGCGGATAACCCGATCTACGTTGGAGGGTCTGAGTCAGGTGTAAATGGTCACCTCCTGGCTCGTATTTTTCCGATTGCGGCGGAAACTGTCTATGCTCCAGGTGCAGAAATCCCTCTGGGATTACTGCAGGTGGTAGGGAATGAAGGAGGACATCTGACAATCAATGTCGCTCCTGGCTCCTACAAGGGTGTGGCAGCCATGCCCATGGGTAAGGTGTCAACATGAGCCTTCCCGAGCAGAAGTGCGAGGATGTCGCCACGATGGCGAAAGGCGCTCAGATTCTCAAACTGGTCAAAGAGAATCAACTGATCACGGCGGTGATCGTGTTCTTCCTCTGGCAGGCCGGGGCACTTGCCCAGGGGATTAATCTTCTCGGAGGTGTCTGCTGATGGCAGCCCGAAAGACTTGGAAGAAGGGTAAGATCTTCTCGAAGGGAAGAAAGCGGGTTCGCTGGCTCTACCCGAATGGGAAAAAGAAAGGTCGCAAGCTTGTCTCGGCCTCGTCCCGTGCACCACGCAGTGGGCGGCGACGTTGATGCTGCGCCTGGCAGCAGGCATCATTGATCTTGAGTTGCAAGTGGCCCGATGGGCCGGTATCAAAATACCTCAAGATAAGAAAATGGAAACGGCATTATATTTGGGATTGGTTCAATTACCAATCTTGGCCGGTGTGTCTATGACACCTTATTATTCGATGTATCAGGCCCAGGCAGGCATGTCCTGGGCGGTGAAAGACATCGCTTGGACCTCGGCAGTTCGTGCTCGAGGAGGGAATACATTGTTCCAGACATATACTGTCTACAATTATGCGCCGAAGATGCTGAAGTATGGCTCCAGGGGAGGCATGCGTCTTCTGGCACTGAAAGTGGGCGCTAGGTTCATCCCCTATGCGGGATGGGCGTTATTTGCCTACGACCTATGGTCGTTGGGCAAGTGGATCGGCGAGAAGACGTCGCCGGTCTGAGAAAGGTTGGGGCATAAGCGGAGCGGCCGTTAGGCTGTGAACGTATTATTACCCAACCTGTGAAACAGGTAACTTAGGGGAACAGTGTGCCATGGAGCGCGGTGAACCGTTAACATTAATAGCGGGGGGCGGGTATCGGCCATTATGCGACAAGACGAGCACGAGTGCGAGGTCTGTGGGCGGACACCTGAGTGGAAAGGAAGGTTCTGCCTCTCATGCTTCTGGGTGTTGATAGGATGAGATATTGCGGGGCTTGTGAGGAGCATAGACCAGAATTCCAGTTCTGGTGTTTTTGTGGACAGAAAACTGTGAGGTGTGTCCAATGAAGGAATGCGGGCGCAGCTGGTGCTCGACCCGGATCACTGATGTCAGGCTACATCAGTGTGCAGCATGTTTGCGCATCCATGGGAGGTGGCCCTATGGCCAATCAGTATAGGCACTGGATGGTGACCGTCCAGCCAGGGCATGTCGGAATCGTCGTAGATGAAATAGACGATTGGGATGAATACGCCCTTGGCGTTGTGGAAGAGTTCAGAGAACACTGGCAAAGATTGACCGAATGCAATGGAATTCGCTATGCGATTGGTCAGATAGAAGTTGATTCCAAAGGCTTCTATCACATTCAGGCATACACTGAATGGGAGGTATCTCTCCGGAT